GGCCACGAAGCCCGCTGCGCGCAAAAAGGCAGCGGGCGAAGCCGTTTCCGCACGACGCCCAGCAACTGACTGGGAAGCTGTGGAGAGAGACTACCGCGCATCCCAGATGACGCTGCGTGAGCTGGCCGCAAAGCATGGATGCAGCCATGGGCGAATTGCCCAGCGCGCAAAGGCCGAAGGATGGAGCCGCGACTTGCTTCCCGCCATCAAGCAGGCGACCGACAAGAGGCTGATCGAGGCCGCAGTAAACAGCACGCTAACCAGCGAAGCTAACCGGGCTACACAAGGGCTAACCAACGCGGTCCTGATTGCGGCCGAGGTCAATACCCAGGTCATTCTCGGGCACCGCAAGGGCCTCAATCGCATCACTCGCATCAAGGAAACGCTGCTGGACCAGATCGAGCAGGCCGCATTGCTGATGCCCGATCTGGCCGAGGTCATTGAAATGGTGCGCCAACCCGATGACAACGGCATCGACAAGGCAAACGACGCACTGCGCAAAGCCATGGGCCGATCTGGCCTGGTGGACGACCTCAAGAAGCTGGCGGAGATTGACGAGCGTGTGCGCAAGGGTGAACGCGAGGCTTTCAATATCGCCGGCCCAGCCGATGGAGACGATGGCCAGCCCAAGCGCAAGCGTGTGACCTTGGACTTTATCGACGTGGTGGCGAAATGATGGCCGAGGAAGTCATCGACATCCGCGCCGAGTTCCCCGGCAAGCTGCGCCCGTTGTTCCGGCCTATGCGCTACAAAGTCATGCACGGCGGGCGAGGTGGTGGCAAGTCTTGGGCCGTGGCCCGTGCACTGCTGCTGATGGCGGCAGACCGGCCATTGCGCATCTTGTGTTCGCGCGAGGTGCAGAAGTCGATGCGAGATTCGGTGCACCGGCTGCTGAAAGACCAGGTAATTGCGCTGGGACTGACCGACGAATTCGAGATCCTGGACAACGAGATTCGTGGCGCGAATGGCTCGCTGTTCCTTTTCACCGGCCTGCAGGCGCATACGGTGGACTCCATCAAGTCGTTCGAGGGCTGCGACATCGTGTGGATCGAGGAAGCCCATGGCGTCAGTAAAAAGAGCTGGGACACACTGATCCCCACGATCCGCAAGCCCGAGTCCGAGATATGGATGACACTGAACCCGGACATGGACACGGACGACACCTACGAGCGCTTCATCGCCACCCCGAGCGATGACACCTGGGTGTGTGAGATCAACTGGCGCGACAACCCATGGTTTCCGGATGTGCTGGAGAATGAGCGCCAAAAAGCTGAACGCTCGATGCTCAGGGATGATTATGAGCACATATGGGAGGGAAAGCCCCGACGAGTGGCCGAGGGTGCTATCTACCGCCACGAAATCGAGGCGCTTTTTGCTGATGGGCGTGTGTGCCCGGTACCGCTTGACCCGATCCTGCCAGTGCACACGGTGTGGGATTTGGGCTGGAACGACTCCATGGCCATCATCCTGGCGCAGCGCGGCCCGAAGGACATCCGCATCCTGGATTACATCGAGGACAGCCACCGCACCTTGGATTGGTATGTGGCAGAGCTGGCCAAGCGTCCATACCGCTGGGGCACGGACTTTATCCCGCACGATGGTCGGACACGCAACTTTCAGACCGGCAAAAGCACCGAGGAGTTGCTGCGCGCCATGGGACGCAGCCCGCAGGTGCTGGCGCAGACCAGCGTCGAGGAGGGAATCAAGGCCGCTCGAATGGCTTTCCCGCTTTGTTATTTTGATGGCCGCAAGACTACCAGGCTCCTGGAGTGTCTCAAGCGCTACCGGCGCGACATCCACACCAAGACCGGAGAGCCCACAGCGCCGCTGCATGACGAATTCAGCCATGGCGCAGACGCATTCCGGTATCTTGGCCAGTCGGTCGAGCGCATGGCCAGCACGGCGCATGCCTACCAGCCACCCCCCGATCCAGACTGGCGCACATGAGGCCCACCATGACCACAAAAAAGACCCCGCAGCCCTGACGCTGGCCGAATTCACCGAGTTTCTCAACGAGATCCGCGACCAACCTGCGTGGCGTGCTAAGGCCGACCGGGAAATGGACTATGCCGATGGCAACCAACTCGACGGAGAGCTGCTGCAGCGACAAAAGTCTCTGGGCATCCCTCCAGCTGTCGAGAACTTGATTGGCCCGGCGCTGCTGTCAGTGGCTGGCTATGAGAGCGTGACACGCACCGACTGGCGCGTGACACCCGATGGCGATACGGACGGGCAGGACGTAGCGGACGCTATCAATTTCAAACTTAACAAGGCCGAGCGCCACTCCAGAGCCGACAAGGCTGTGAGCGCAGCATTTAAGAGTATGGTCGGCTCTGGTATTGGCTGGGTCGAGGTGTCGCGCGAGTCCGACCCCTTCCGATACCCATATCGATGCGCGCCAATCCATCGCAATGAGATTTTTTGGGACATGCTGGCGCGCGAGTCCGATCTGTCCGATGCCCGCTACCTTGTGCGCAAGCGCTGGATGGACTCAAAGCGCATCGCCCTGGCTTTTCCCGAGCACAAAGACCTAATCGAGCACAGCTACGGACGCTGGACTGATCGCTTTGACATCACCATGGACGGCAGTAGCAGCACCGGCCTGGCCGAGCACTGGAGCACGGAGCGTGGCTGGAGCATCGAGGAGCAGGAGTGGTACAACAGCGAGGCCAAGCGCGTTGCGTGTTCGAGGTGTGGTATCGGCGCTGGGAGTCGGTGCTGTGCATCACCACGCCTGACGGACGGACTGTCGAATACGACGAGAACAACAATGCGCATGTTTTTGCTGCGGCACAGCCCAGGGCCAAGGTTTTCAAGGCGGTGACTGCGCGCATCAGGCGCAGCTACTGGATGGGGCCGCACTGTTTGCACGATGGAGCAAGCCCTTACAGCCACAGGCATTTTGGCTATGTGCCCTTCTGGTGCTTCGCAGAGGATCGCACTGGCGTACCATTCGGCTTGGCGCGCGGGATGATGTACCAGCAAGACGCGCTTAACAGCGGTATTTCAAAAATGCGCTGGGCCATGAGCAGCGTCCGCACCGAGCGAACCGACGGCGCCATTGCCATGTCGGACGCGCAATTCCGCCAGCAGATTGGCCGCGTAGATGCTGACATCGTGCTGGATGCAACCCACATGGCGCGGCCAGGCGCCATGTTCAAGGTGCACCGCGATTTTCAGATGACCGACCAGCAGCACCAGATGCTACAGGATGCACGCGCTGCGATTGAGCGCGTATCGGCGGTGGCTGCAGCCTTCAGGGGCCAAAAGGGCACAGCCACGAGCGGGCTGCAGGAGCAAACGCAGGTCGAGCAGGCCAATCAGACGCTGGCCAGCATCATGGACAACCGATCCGCCGCGCGCGAGATCATGGGCGAAATGCTGATGAGCTTCATCATCGAGGATATGGGCGAAAATGAAAACACGGTCATCATCGAGGGCGACGCCATAACCGAGGATCGCACGGTGACGCTCAATGCGCCCGCAGTCGATCCAGCCACAGGTGTGGAGTATCGCAGCAACGATGTGCAACGCACCAGGCTTAAAGTGGCACTGGCCGAGGTGCCAAGCACCAACAGCTACCGGGCTCAACAACTCAATGCATTGTCCGAGTCGGTCAAATCCCTGCCGCCGAACTACCAGGCGGCAATGCTGCCGTTCATGGTGAGCTTGATGGATATTCCTTTTAAAGAGAAGGCCATCGAAGCGATCAAGGCTGTGGAGCAGCAACAGACGCCAGAGCAGATTCAAGAGCAGATCCAGCAGGCTGTGCAGGATGCTCTGGCCAAGGCCGGCAACGAGAACCGGGCACGCGAGCTGGACATTCGGGAGCGCGAGGCCGCCGCTCGCGAGAAGCTGCTGCAGGCGCAGACGGTACAGACTGGTGTGCAAGCGAGCTTTTCGGCCATGCAGGCAGGGGCGCAGATTGCCCAGATGCCGCAGATTGCGCCCGTTGCAGACGCCGTGATGATGAGCGCAGGCTACACCCGCCCCGCCCGCAGCGATGACCCGGATTTCCCGATTGCGCAGGCACCAATGCCAGCCGAGGTCATGCCGCCCGTCAATCAAAACACCAGCCCGACCTTCCCGCCAATCCCGAACGATGGCGAGTCGGCAATGGATGGGATCGAGACAGCCAACCCTGAAGACAACCTGGTCTAGCCACCCATCCCCCCACTCAGGTTCGATTTCTCCGCGTTGCAGCAACACAATTCGCCCAAGCCAGCGCTGTGAAGCGCGGGCGATGTGGCAAGCCTGTGAAGGCTCGCTTTCCCAAGGTGGCGGCCAGGCCGTTACACCGAGCAGGAGATTGACCGACATGGGCCTTCGGGCCTGTGCGGGCAGTCAACAGCGACACCCTTTTGGTGCGCCTCCGACATGGCGCAGGGACGCAATGACCACTACTCAAACCGAGTATTTCCAAACGCATGCCGTAGATGGCGTGCTGACCGACGAGCAGATGCTGAGGCTCTTTGAGCTTCCAGAGGGCGATACCGCAACAGCGGATGGTGGCGTGCCCGACGCCGCAGCAGATGACCAGGCAGCAGACACAGGCAAGCAAGGTAGCGACAGCGAAGCAGACAAGAACATAGACGCGCAGACCCCGGAAGGCGAGGCAGATCCCGACAACGCGGTGATTCTGGCTAAGGATGGGAAACACACCATCCCATTCGCCAAGCTGGAAGAAGCGCGTCAGGGTGCGCAGCACTGGAAGGCGCAGGCCGAAGCCGCAGCGGCTGAGTTGAATGCTCTCAAAGCAGCAGCACAGCAGCGGGCCGACGCTGGCGATGCACCGACCCAAGCCGACCGTCAGGTAGCCGCCGCAGAGGCAGCGATTGACGCAGGCGTAGACCCGGCCATCTTTGGGGATTTCTCCGAGGGTGACATGGCTAAGGGCATCAGGACGCTGGTGCAGCAGCAGGCGCAGAGCATCAATGCCGCCGTCGAACAACGGCTGGCGCAGGTGCTGGGGCCGCTGGTGCAGCAGCAAAACATGAGCGCCGCACAAGCGCACATGGACGCCATCTATGCCGCACACCCGGACGCCGATTCGATTGCTGAAAGCAAGGAATTGGCGGGTTGGTTGGAGGCACAACCGAGTTTTGCACGGGACGGCTATCGGGCTGTGCTGGAGCAGGGTTCGACCGCCCAGATCATCGAGTTCTTCGACGCTTTCAAGCGCTCCACGGGAATGACTCAAGCGCCGGCCGCATCAGGGAAGCCTGATGTAGCCGCAGCCGCAGGAGCGGCGATTGCCAAGGCTCAGACGCGGGTTCCTACATCGCTATCAGATTTTCCTGGTGGCAATGCAGGCCCTTCGGATGAAATCGAAGCAATGCGAAACCTGGAAGGCTCGGCCCTGGCGGACAAGCTGATGAGCATGCCGCTTGAAAAACAGGCCGAACTGATGAACCGGCTGATGTAGCCGTTTTTGCAAACACCGCACCGCTGTGAAGCGGAGCCAGTCCCACCTGAAGGAGTCAAACCATGGCAACGAATATCCCGTATGGGTCGAAACAGGCTGTCGTCGTACAGTCGGCCGGCCTTTTTGCTGCGAACATGCAGCGCAACACGACGCTCAACCGGCTGACGGGCAAGATGCCCCAGCAGGCCGAGGCCGAGGGCACGATCCGCAAGCAGTCGTCCAAGACGATGCCAATCGTTCGCGCAGTCGATCTAGCCAAGGGAGCGGGCGATGAGATCACCTTCGACCTGATCAACCCACTTGGTGGTAAGCCCATCATGGGTGGCGACTATGCCGAAGGCCGCGGCCGTGCCCTGTCTTTCAGCCAGGACAAGCTGCGCATCAATCAGTCGCGCTACCCGATCTCTGCGGGGGATACGATGACCCAGCAGCGCACGCCGCACGAGATTCGCTCTCTGGCCCGAGCCCACGGTCAAGCGTACATGGATCGCCTGGGCGACCAGTCGATCTTGACGCACCTGGCAGGCGCTCGCGGCTTTCACAACAACATCACATGGGCCGTGCCACTGGCCAGCGACCCCGAGTTTTCCAGCATCCTGGTGAACCCGGTCAAGGCCCCCACCAAGAACCGCCACTACATTTCCACAGGCTCCGGTATTGAGCTGCTGCCAGTGAATGCCGGTGAGGTGACCATCACCAATACCGACGTTTTCAACATGGATGTGGTGGACGCTATTCGCGTGGCCTGCGAGAACATGCCACTGCCGCCTCCGCCTGTGGAATTCGAGGGCGATATGGCTGCAACTGATGCGCCTTTGCGTGTGCTGCTGGTGTCCCCTGACCAATACGCCGCCTTCGTGCAGTCGAGCAATTTTCGCACGCTGCAGGCCAACGCCATGGCCCGCGCCCAGCAGGCCAAGATGAACCCGCTGTTCATGGGCGAAGCCGGTTTGTGGAATGGCATCCTGATTGTCAAGATGCCAAAGCCAATCCGCTTCTACCCTGGCGATGCAATCAAGTATTGCGCCAGCTACACCAGCGAAACTGAATCCAGCGCGATTGTCCCTGCCGCCTTCGGCGCAGGCTTTGCCGTGGATCGCGCAATTCTGCTGGGCGGACAAGCCCTTGCCGAAGCTTGGGGTAAGCATGGCAAGTCCGGCTCGCCATTCTTCTGGAGCGAGAAGGAGCTTGACCATGACGACAAGCTGGAAATCCTGGTGGGTGCCATCAACGGACGCTCCAAGATCCGCTTCGACATCGACCACGGCGATTCCAAGCAATTCACCGACTACGGTGTGACCGTAATCGACACTGCTGTGAAGCTGTCTGCCTGATCGTGATGGGCTGGCCTTCGGGCTGGCCCTCTACCGAACCATCAATTTAAGGAGCCCACACCATGGCAACCATCAAGAAACTTCGCTACCAGGACGAATCGACGTTCGGTGGCGTGCCTTATGGCAACACGACCGCCCGGTCTTTCAATCTGACAACGAAATCCAATGGCGCCGCGGTCAACTCCGATACCGCCACTGCGATTGCAGACGGCGATTCTGTCGTACTTGGCCTGCTGCCAGCCGGCATGCTGCTGCAAGACGCTATCGCCACAGTGTCGGACGCCTTCACGGCCCTGATAGTGGGCAAACTGGGCTTTGCCTATGCAGACGGCGTGGACAGCACCGAAGTGCCGCAGGACGACGACTATTTCTTCGCCGCCGCCACCCTGACGCTACACACCGCTGGCACTTACCGCAAGGTCACGCCTACCGCCCCGGTGCGCTTGCCCAAGGATGCCAACCTGGTACTGGTCAGTTCCGGCGCTGCGCACGCTTCCGTAGGCATTGCGGACTTCCGCATCGTCGGTGTGCTGGGCGGCCCGAACTGATAGGCTCCGCAGCAAGGGCAGGGCTTCGGCCCTGTTCCTTTTTCCCGTGATTTCCCCTGGAGGATGGCATGACCGATGTTGCCGTGAGATATGAGGGCCCGCGCGCCACCTACCGCGAAGGCGCCTATGGCTCCGGCCTGGTGTGGGCGCAAGGCGAAACAAAGCTGGTGCCCGAGGCGCTGGCGACAAAGCTCCTGCGCCATGCACCAATCTATGTACCCGGC